TGTTAAGGCTCGTATACCAGGAGCCGTAGTCAAGCAAAGTGCATCGCGCTTCAAAGCTTTAAGGGTATGACCCGTCTCTACTTGACCCCAGACCCGAAGTGAATTGTACCATCGAGGTTTATCGGTGATCAACCGACCTCTAGGCACGCATGCCATCGGATCAGGACTCAAGTTTGGCCAAGTTTACGGAATGCTATCACCACGTTTAAGGCAAATCTTGGCAGAGCCGCTTAACTTGACCCCAGAACCAAGTATACCTACCAGCTAGCAGTCGGTCGGTTTAACAAGATACTAGCGATCTCTCACCGCTTGGTTCAGGGCTCAAGCTTTCTTATGAACGTTATATAAGACCAGATGGGAGGATGTCAAGAACTATTTTTATAATTTTTTCCATCACACCCAAAGCTCCAGCTCACTAGAAGTTCCTGTGCCCCCGCTCACCGCTCAGTCCGCGGGGATGCTGTTGTAGTTCTTATCCGAGAAACGTGATTTATGAAAACGACAAACGAGCTTCGGCACCACCAGTTCCGCCGGTGACTGAGCTCCTAGCACAGCCTCCGCGGGGCGATTGTAGTTCTTGTACGAGAAACGAGATTTATGAAAACGACAAACGAGATCAGGAGATCCGTGCTAGATCCAGCTCCGTCAGGCTGCCGGTGCCATCCCTTACCATATCCGCGAACCGAGATTCTCTAACGAGGGAACGAGAACGAGAGCTACGCTGCTGAAGGAGCTCCCAGATGGCATCCTGGAAGGCGGGCCAGTGTACTGGAGTCGAGAACGAGAAACGAGGTTTCAGTAAACGAGGATCCGAGAACGCGGACACCGGTCTGTACAGTTTGTAAGCACTCTCCAAGAGGGAGTGATTGCAGATCAAAACAATACCACCAAAGTGTAAATGTTTATTTATCCAACTAATTTGCCATTTAGAAAGCTTTGGATACTTGACCTTGTCTGATTTTAGTTCCATCCAAAAACCAGTTCCATTCATACACCCATTAAAGTCAGGTATGCCATTAATTGTTTTAGATTCTATGCGAGTAAAATGTATTTGATTACAGTTCTTTTGAATCAATCTAGATAGCTTTGACTCTCGTTTTTTTGTTGCCATAATGAAGTCAGTTTTTGATTTTTTCTTTGCTTAAAATACAGCCCAAAGGGAAGATGTTTGTATCACTAAACACCGCTTCTTTCTCATCAAATGTAGCGAATGAAGTCAGGGTCTTTTTCTTTTTATCAATTTTATATATGTAGCCCTGTGAAATCATAGTGCAACACTCAAGCTTGTCCATCTCCTCTTCGTTCTTGTGACCAGCGTCCCCGGTGATATCAATCCATCTTATTTTGTAGAAATAGTATTTCTTCTTACCGACAATGGCATTTTTGTATTTACTTTTTTTTCGTCGCTTTGACATTTACTTCTCCAACCATAGTCTTTATGTCAGGGTTATGCACCTCATTAAATAAAGTTATAAATGATGACCAATTATAACTTTTGAGATATTTCTTTTGTCTCTGGCTTAACTTCAATCGTTTTGGCGTTGAAGCCGTCGATCTTGTTTGAAAGCTCTTTGAGTTTCTTTTCAAGCTCTGCACGTGACATACCCTCCAATCCTGATACTCTAACTTCTTTCTTATCAATATATAGACCAGCTAATTGTCCTGACCTGTATTCTGCATTTACAGCTGCTGAGTATTGTTTATTCTCTGCTGCCAAGTCAGCATATCTTTCTAATCTTCTATATCTTCTAATTTTATTTCTCTCGTATTTAGAGGATGCCTCATCTAATTTTTTATCTAAGTATTTACAAATGTGTGGATTTAATTTTCTATTGGTTAATCTGCTTGCTATTACAGAGTAATCATTATCGTTCTTACATTCATATTTTGCTTTTCTCAAAGCATCTGATTTAGTAATCTCACCCCAGTTTGCAACTAATATATCAACAAACATCTTTTGTTTTATAGTTAAGTCCTTATCAGTTCTTAATTCTTTCTTTTTAAGGCCAGGCATTAGTTAGGTGCCTTACCAGATAGTTCTTTTTGCATAATAGCTTGGGCCTTCTTACCTAAATTTTTTCTGTAAGTTCTCAACTGTCTCATACCCGTAATCATTATAGACTGAATTGTTCTTGTTTTACTTAAACCTTCTGATAATTTTTTTCTATACACTGGGCTAACTTTAGGTCCAAATCTTACCTTCCTTGTTCTTCCTATAACATCATATCCTTTTTTAACTTTTTTCTTCATTTCATTACTAATGATAGAAGCTTTTGCTTCTTGTTTATCTAATTTTTTTAAAGCATTTTTGAATGTTTTTCTGTACTTTATTGGATCTGGTTTAGCATAAATATTGTTTATTTCTTTTATTTTATCGGCTATTTGTTTTTTAACCTCAGGACGTTTCATAAAGACTTTCACGGCTCGACCACCAAGTCCTTTTATAGCACCACCTAAAAAATATTTTCCTGTTTTCATAATTAATAACCTCTTTTAGCTAACTTGGGTTGGATCATCAATCCACCTTTAAAATTCTTTTTAACTTTTTTTCCCTCAATCATTGCTTCTTTTTTTGCTTTTTGCTTTTTAAGGAATAAGTTCAATCTATTTTTAGCAACTGTCATTACCTTCGTGGCTTTTTTCTTAAACGTAGGATCTTTAAACCCTTGGCCTTGTGCAATCTTTTTATTAATTAAATTTACATATTTTTTTAGGCCTCTCGCTTTTTGGGTATTAATATCAAATCTAGATGCCCCAACTTCTCTCCCAAGTTCAGTTAATTTTCTTAAAGCTTTTTTGGATGCAGGATCTTTGTAGATCATTTTAATGCCTTTTGACAATAAACCACCCACTAACATTTTTCTAGTTTTCATAATTTTTTATTATATAGATTTCTACAACCTATTTAAACCTGACCCTATAGAGAATTTTGCCCTTCCGTAAGACGTTGTGGTGGGTCTAGACCCACCAGAGGGACACCTATAGACCCACCTTAAATTGACCTACTATTGTTGGTATACAACAATAATAGTAAATAGACCCATGAGACCCACCTGTTTAGGCCGCCTACATAAATGTGTTAATGACTCTGAAATATCTATATAATAGATTTTACATCTGTAAATTGTGTGATATAAATATCACATAACTAGTCCCAAGTTTCCCCTTGGGTTTTTACGTAAAGTTATCTTTTAGTTATAACCTTTCGCCCTGGTTGGTTAACCCCAACCAGGGTTTTTTTGTTTCCGGTGTCCGGTGTTCTGTGTTATAAGATACATATGGGCAACTCCAGTGAAAACCTCCCTCAATGTGTTTCTAGGATTGCCCTAAGATATAGGAGACCACCATGAACCAATTAGATTATTTTAATATAGGAACGTTTATTATAATAGTTATATTAATCGTATTACACTTGGCCTAAGTAGGCTCTTCACCACCACACACATAACCGATCACTTGCTTACCTTTATACTCATGATAATAATGATTAGAGAATAGTTTTCTCTGTTTAGTTTCAGTCACTCTAACATTGTAATGATACCAAGATTCACAGGGTAAAAAGATTTCAAAACTGTCCATCTCAATTTTACCAAATGTAGTTAAATACAGTAAAGTAATTATTATAGGCTTCATTTCATATTTCCTGTAGTTACTCTAACCACAGTAAACCAAGGGTTATATTCCCTATGCTCATTAGACTTCGCACATCCTACAAGAACCATAACCACTAAACTAAGACAAAAAATTCTCATTCATTTCCAACCCATTAATTTTAGCAGCCATTGTTCTATTTTATCTATTAATTTCATTATAAATTTTTTCATGTACTTTTAAAATCCAATTTCTTCTTAATCATATCTATCCTTTTTTTAACAGATCTTCTCTCTTCTTTCGAATCAGCAGCTCGATAGTTAGCATACTCATTTTTATAATCTATCCAATATCTTTGTACTTCTGTAAATACAATTATCTTTTCATCTAAACATTTTCTATAACGATTGTGTACCATATCAGGATCTAGGCCTGCATAATAGCAGATATCTTCAAAATCTTTACTTTTATCCAGGAACCATTCATGTGCATCTTTCTTATAATAGGCTTCATTTTTACCACCTAAGGTATATAAACAATCCTCAAAAGCTTGAATAATTATAGCTTGGTATAACCTGACACCATTTGGTTTAGGTTGTCTTACAAATTCAGTAGCAATATTAGTGCCCATGATTTTTAATAAGTATGGAGAGCATGTCATAGTAGAACAACCTTAAAGAATTAGAATTAACTTTATTCTCGTACTCCTCATGAAGATCTTCCATGAGTCGAGTTTTGGCCATACCGTTCATCTTTTTTACAGATTTGAAGTCAATGATTGGGAGTTCATCATCGAAGAACATTTGCATAGCCACCAGCATTGAAAAGACATGGATGTGGGAGCTGGCGACTAAGCATTTTTAACTAAGGACAAACCACGATTCTTTGCAATTCGTTTACGTCCTATTCTCCAGTTATTCTCAACTTTATCTAAAAAGCCAAGGTTACCATTCCCCATACCATAATCATTTCCACAATATAACTGGAACATGACAGAAGTAATACTATCGTAGGTTCTCTTATCAGGGCTAATAATTACTAGCTTATCAAGAGTCTCATCAAGTACCGTTTCTAACGGTTTTTTCACCGCTGCCATAACAATCTCCTATTTTTAATAAAAAATTGTGTCCGTTATTCTGTGATAATAAGAAGATTTGAAACCCCTTCTTTTCATAAGGTTGAGGAATACCCTATAAGCAATATAGACTTATAGGGTTAAGATCAAGTATTATTTTTTTGCTTTTGTTAGCGATTTGCCTTCTGCAAGCAGCTTAGCTTTGAATGATTCGGGGGATACCCCATTCTTCTTTGCTAATTTTTTTGCTTCGGAATCAACCAATTTGGCAATCATAGCTCCAGGGCCTCTGAATCCTTGCTTGCCCATGGCCTTAACAATTGCGTATGTATCTACATCAATTGCTACAGATTTCCATTTATTGATATCCATGCTTTATACTCCTTTTTATTGTTACACTTCGTTTTATATAGCCGTTCTACCTCACAAATATAAACTTCATGCGCTGCTCTTGGGTTTCCGGATCTAGCTATCTTTCTATTGATAGCTGCGATACGTTTATCTGCCCAAGATTTAGGCGAAGATGGCATAGGCTAATAAACCAAATAATATTAATAGTATTTTCGGACTAATTAATAATATTGCTGTTAAAATGGTTCTCGTTATCAAAGGTCCCATTATGCATTCTCCATAAATTCTAAGTTTCTTCTCTCAATCTCAATCTTCACAAGTTCTTTTGCAACAAACTCATTGATTGGATAGGTTGGTGAACCTAGTATATCTAATTGACATCTAGTAATTTTTTTGACTGCATCATCAAAATAAATAGAACCCTCTACCACAGGATTGCCCTGAGCATCGATTGTAAGCAAGTCTTGTAAAATATTATCAACTTTAGATGCAAACTCTCTCCACTCTTTACAATTAGATTTTAATAGTGTGTTTTTACTCATTGTCTTTTCCCTATATGTGGTGCTCTTTCTAATGTGTTTTGTATGAAGTCCATAATTTTATGGAAGTCAATACTTGCTTTATGAGGTGGCATGTATTGATTCGCATCAACTTTAACTCCATCTACATGAAAAACAATTTTACCATCAGAAGTTAACTCTACAAGAATAGCTTTTGTTCCATCTTCTATCTCGTGCACCATGTCGTTATTGTCACTGACTAACTTTGGTTTATAGTTCATGTTATACTCCTTTTAGTTATAACGTTATTTAACAATTCTTTATAAAAAAAGCAAGAATTAAATGGGATACGAATGAAATTTTTTATGTCAATTGCGGTGTGTTCTTTTTTGGATTTCTCCTGTATGCCCTATGTTCAGTATCCAATAGCTTATGAATCATGGAACACTTGTATGAATGCTGCTTATGAAGAATCTATCAAAATTATGAGTGCATTAGATCAAGATGTAGTAGAACGAAATCGATTAGCTACTAAATTTACATGTACAGAAGCCCATGGTGCCTAGGGGTTGCACTCTACACAATATATGGTATATAATCTCTTATGAAGCACTATTTTGTTCAGATACGATACAAAGGGAAGTATTTTAATGGGACAATCAGTGCTAAGACGGATGGCGAAGCTTTAAAACTAGCTGAAAAAAAAATGAAAGCCGGGGAGCTTCAATATCAAGATGAAGACTTCTACGATAAAAATAGAATATTCATCACATACGAGGAGATAAAAAATGGCACTACAGGAGTTAATATCAAAGAAACTTCAACTGGAGTCCAAATGGGCAACACAGGCGTTATCTCAGAAAAGAGTAACACCTGATATGAAGTGGATAGATATAGAAATTAAAGATCTGAAAAAAAGAATCAATGAACAAAGCGTTATTGATGCTTCATTAGATCTTTTTGACATTACAACTTAAATAGCTTAGTACATTATTAATTATGTCACTAAAGCAAGCACTCCTTGACGCTCTCAATAAAAAATACGATGCTGAAATAGCAGAAGCAGATGCTACAATAAAAATTTATTTGGAAAATTCAGTTGGTATTGGTGAACACCCCCAACACATTAATGAAATAGATAAATTAATTGGTAAGATTTGTCATAACAAAGAGAAGAAAGAAGAGTTAGAAAATTTTGCAGACGATTCCTGACACGATTACATACCTTAAAAAATTCTACAAGAAACAATTAGATAAATATTTTGGAATTGTTGAGCACATTGGTTCAAAGTTAAGTGTTTGGGCTTGGCAAAAACGTTGGAAAAATAGAGATGAAGGTACGGGTTATTTAGATTAACCCATCATTTCTTAATTCCTGCGGTGGCCGCTGTGGACTACACATAGGGCAATCAACTCGAACAGCAGTTCCCTCAGCCGTATCCTTGTACACATAAATTTCTCTTTTATCTTTACATCTTAAACAAGATATTTTTCTTTCATCAATAGGTATATATCTTTCTGGTTTACCTTTTTTAATTTTTTCTACTTGGTCATAGAAATCTTTTGCATCTTCATCAGTCATTATCATGTGTTTCTCCCCAACTCGAACCTTGTGCAATATCAACTTTAAATGGCACACGTAAATTTTCTATCGAGTTTTCCATTTCTTTTTTTATCTTAATTATATCATCCTGGCCATAAATACTGAAACATAATTCATCATGTATTTGTAACATGGGCATAAATCCTGCATTATGACAATCAATCATAGCTTGTTTAGCCTGGTCAGCTGCTGATCCTTGTATTAGCCTATTTAGTGCTTTGTAAGTAAAGGCACGCCTTATATTGTTTCCATAATTAGCTTTGGCTTCATTGTAATTCATAGCTTGATTCATACCAAATGTTGCTGGTTCCCATTTATCAAATCTACATTTTCTTCCTTTTATAGTTCTTATAAATCCAAACTTGCTAGCTGATTGTGTTACAGCTTCAGCTAATTTTTTTACAAAAGGAACCCTTGAATTATATTGATTTAAAAGAATCTCTGCTTTGTCTTTAGATATTCCAAGTTCTTTTGATAATTTATTTTTACCCATACCATAAAACAAACCTAGGTTTATTGTTTTTGCTTGCGTCCTTGATATCTGTGCCATGTCAGCTACAATCTGATGAAAGTCCGCTGATTCATCTTGATAAGCTTTTATAAACTCTTCAGAACCATCAAGTTGTTGTCCGATGGCCGATGAATAGTGTGCTACTAATCTTGGCTCTTGTTGTGAATAATCAAACGAACCCCATTGTTTTCCTTCTTCAGGTAAAAATAAAGATCGAATCTTGTTACCAAATTCTTTATTACGTGCTGGTATTTGTTGTAAGTTAGGGTTAGCGTATGATAATCTACCTGAGACAGTGCCACCTTGATCAGACCTCAACTGATTAATCTCTGCATGTATTCTACCCTTATGAACATATCTTTGTATTGAATCGATAAACGTAGAGTGAAATTTATTTATCTCTCTAGCTTCTTTGATTAATTTTGCAACAGGATGCTCACAATTAGCCAACCAATTCGTGGTAAATGATGGTTCACCTGATTTAGGTGTCCGTGGGTATTCTAAACCAATTCGATCAAAAATTTTTGCAACACTTCTTGCTGCCCAAATATCTACATTTAAAGTTGTTTGTTTTTTTATTTGGGAAAGTAATAATGATTCTTTCTGTTTAAATTCTTTTTTTAGCAAACCTGCTTTCTCTTCATCAACCCTTATACCTGTAGCTCTCATTTTATGTAGCACGGGAAGTAATTGCATTTCCATTTCCCAAACATCATTTAAGGATTGCTGTTGTATCTCTGCTTTAAATCTTTGCCATAATCTTAAAGTTAACCCCGCATCTTGTTCTGCATAAAAACCCACATAACCAGCGGGCATTCTCCATAAATCTTCTTTGGCATTTAAGCCCCACTCTTTGGCTTTCTCATTTAAAAATGTTTCGTTTTTTATTTCACCTAAATAATCTTTCGCACAAGCATTCAAAGAGAAGCTCCATCTATTTTCGTCAATAAGAGCTGCAGCGATCATGGTATCTACAATAGGACCATTAACTTCAAAATTATTAAACTTTAACCAACCGAGATCATACGCAGCGTTATGGAATATTTTAGTGCTTGGCTGTTTAAGTAAATCTTGCATCCAAGCCACGGTAATATCTAAATCCATGTTTCCTCCAGCATCGTGTGCTATAGGAAAATAATATTGTTTACCTAATGCAGCGACAGCAAACCCAACGATGTGGCCTTTACCATAAGCCCAACCAGCCCCAAATTTTTTAAGGTCTGGATCTTTTGTTTCAAGGTCAATTGCTACTTCATCAGCAGCTCTTAGGTCGGGGTATTCAGATGGGCAAACCCAATCAGAATCCGAATATATAAAGTTTAATTGATGGCTCACGGTTTTTCCTTATTCCACATAGCTAACAAAAGACATATGCAAAAAAATATAAGTAGTATTATACCTATTGATAATAACATCATTTCTTTTTCACATTATATTTTGTAAAATTGACTACAGCATCCTCCGCTTCGTGTGTTGGTAAATTACGATTAACAAAAACATAATCAATATATAAACACCTAACGTTAAATAATATTTGTGCAATATCAAATGGATAAAAACCAATAGCTTTTAAATTACCCAACAAACTATACATACTTGGAGCACCAATATTATATTCGAAAAGAGGTATCTCTATTTGAAGCCATTTAGCTTTTTGAATTGTAATCATACCACCTTTTATAACTTCAAGCTCAGCCCCCTGTACATCTAATTTTATTAAATCATAGGTTTCATCAACCACTTGATCAAGCTTTATAGTTTTAACAATAGTTTTTTTAAATGGAACATTTGATCTCTCTTTAAAAAAACCGTTACCTGTTTGTTGAAATGGGTCCTGACATACATAAAAATCTTTTTCTTTAGCTTCATCACTTAAATATACATTATGTACTTTACCGAAACTCTTTAATCTTTCATTATGTAATTTATTCGGCTCTATAAGTGTAAATTTTGCATCAGGATTAAATTCTTTTACATGTCCCGACCAATCTCCTGCAGCAGCTCCAATGTCTAATACATTTTTAAATTGAATATTAAATCTTTTTTGTGCACGTTCATAAAATTGAGTATCAACTTTTGCCATAATCTCTTTCTATTATCATGTCTATACAATGTTTTGCTTTCAATAAATCTTTTTTTCCGCCTTTTAATTTATGTCTTGTAATATATTTTACGGCTTCTCCCTCAGGCCATGGTAAATTATTTTTTATTGAGTATTGTGCCGGCTGAATGGCAAAGGTTTGATAGTGTGAACCACCTTCTTGTTTTTTAAAAACCGACATAATTACTTTTATACAATTTATAATATTTACTCAATGGAAAATTATACTTATGAAACGTGCCTAACAAATGTAGTGTATTTATAGCTCTAGTTACCCCAGTGTACCAAACTCTTAATTCTTGCACCTTATCTAATAATGATTTCCTATCGTAATGTGAAGGAAAGTTACATTTTGAGGATAGGATAACGTTATCTGCCTCACCTCCTTTTACCTGGTGTATGGTATCAATTAAAATAGGTGCTCTTTCATCCAAGTTTACTTTTGATTCGATTAATTTTAAAAAATACCTTTTCTCTGAATCTTTAAATTTTCTCTTAAATGCTTCTTGCCAAGTGTTCTTCTCCTCAACCATACCACCAAATAAGTGTAATTCATTATGATCAAAAAGTTGATTTGGGTGAGCAAAACTCCATTTTTTGCTGTCCGCTGACCGGTAGCCGTGATCTATGTTTAAAAGATAATTATACATGATACACGCGTCCTCTCTCGTAATTGAACCACCATTACAAATCTTCTCCCAATCTTGTATGGCCTTCCATTGATTCATGTCATAGGATTTATTGCCTTTCATATCTTGAAAATATAAACCCATACCTTTAGCTTCTTCTTGTAATTCTCTTTTTACATCGTTAATTCTAGCAAGAATCATCCAACTACCATTATTTTCAAAGGAAACTTTACGCAAAGAGCTCCATCGATATATTTCTCCATCCTTGTCATTAGATTCAAATTCTTTTTTTACTCTATAACCTTCCATGCCATTTAATAAACACTTCGCAAAGAAATGAACTTTTTTATTTAATCTTCTTGATTTGTTTAATATTTTAGATTTGCCTGGAAATGTTTGAAAGTATGATACATCTGCACCATTCCACTCATATATTGCTTGGTCGTCATCACCTGCAAGATAAACTTTTTCTGCATTCAAAGCTAATTTCACAACCATGTCCCACTGCAACGGGGTAAGGTCTTGAGCTTCATCTACCATTAAGACTTTGAAATTTATAGCCAGCCCAGACGTAATAAACTTTTGCACCATGTCAGTAAAATCTAAACGATCATTTTTAAACTGACCAGGCTCTATCTCAAATGTTTTATATCTTTCGTAATTATGTATAATAGATTTAAATTGTTGTAATCTAACTTTTTTTCTAGGTTCCTTCTTATACAAGGATATAGGATCTACCTTCATATTTCTTGCCTTATCATAAATTTGTAATGACCAATTATTGTAAACATTTTGATCATCCCAGTTAGGCTTATAGTTTATTTTTATTGTTCCGTACTCTGTATGAAACTGCAGCATATCAACTCTTGGATCTAATACAGGAATCTCTGCAAACTGTTGTCTCGCCAAACTGTGTAGTGTTCTAAAATATTTGAAATCATCTTCATCATAACCTTTAAATTCTTTTCTCACTCTATCCAAACATTCTTGGACAGCTTTATTAGTAAATGAGATATAACAAATCTCATCAGGTAGAACCCCTCTTCTTAAAAATCTTTTGGCTCTTTGTAACAATCTGTGAGTCTTTCCGGTGCCCGGTGGCCCATAAAACTTAATTGTCTTCCCATGGAGTTTTCTTTTTATTAAATTTGACATTTTTGTTTTTATGCTCTGTTTGTTTCGGTAACGTAGAGACCCAGTGTCTCGTGTTATTACTTTGGAATTTTTTACTTTGGCCACAATCGTTTTCCTTTAAATACATAGTACAATCTTTTTCAGACCAATTATAGCCTTGTTTTTTCATAAACTGCCTGAACGTATCTAATTTAAATCTCATTTCCGAATCATCATGCCATATGTTTTCGTGGTCTATTTGATCAAACTCATCTGCTACATTTGTATCTTCAAGAAATTTTACCATTCTAATATTGAATATTTCTTCACGTTCATCTTCACGATCAACATCTTCCATATCTTTTTTATTTGTTATCAAATCTTCTAGCCAATCTCTATATGGGTCGGGATCTCTTTTACTAGGTTTTAAAGGTCTCCAAATAATATCATGTGCTAACAACTTTTCGCCTAAAAGCATCTGTTGGTATAATTGTTTTGTTTCTAATCTTACCATCTTACCTTGTATAGGTAGCAGCCAGTAAGGATCAGGATATGTATTTACTTTAATTAACTTACCTACTTCGGGCATAGCCTCATTGATACCAATTCCAAATTTTCTTTTAGCACATTGTCTAGATCCATTACAAAAAGACCTAGCAATAGACGTGCCACACTTGTAACTGTAATCGTGTTTACCAACTTGTTCCATAACCTTATTTAATTCTTTAGGATTCAATGGTGGGACACAAATCTTTTTGTTGAGATCTCTTATCATTTCTTCGTAATAGTCTTTGTCAGGATTAATTTTTTTGGCAAGTATACCCACATTAAACATAGCATCATTACGACCTTCACCTTCTTGAACTTGATTCTTTATAAATTTATTTACACAATTTGGCCAATCTTTTTTCTCATTGTCATTAGATGTTTTAAGATCATAAAAGTGTTCTTTAGTTATAATAAATTTCTTAGCGTATTCTAAATATTCTAAATATTTTAAACTATTACCCTCATCATCCATAGCACATCGTGTTGGGAACTTTGCATTTTGATATGGTAAATTTACGAATTGACCTAGTTGTTTCTTCTCCCAATCAGGATCTGATAAATCTACATTGTCTTGTGCTGGAAATATATCAGTTGTTTTATCATTTACACCAAGATCAGATGCAATCATAATTAATTTTTTTCTCATATCTTTTGCCGGGACTTTATGTGAAAGATGTAAGACTAAATGTAATCCATTTGACTTTGACCTGTATGGTACGAATGGATATTTTCTATCTCTAATTAATTTAATAAACTGTTTATGATTTATATTATATCTATCGACATCAATAACTCCCCAACTGCAAGTGCTGTCATCACGTATTGGAATTATTCCAGTATAACTTTTACCTTCAAGATGGTCTAACCACTCTTTGTCTGTAATGTTAGTTTTTTCTGTCCAATGTTTATACTCTTCCTTACCTCTTGAGTTCTTTTGCCCCAAGGGTTTGGACTTACCATAATAACTATCAGTTCCCTGGAACAGCTTTTTAAACTGTTCCAAGGTTTCTACAAACTCCATAATTAAAATGGTGTTTTAGCTGCTGTTTCTTCTTGACCGTGTTTAACTTTGACAGTGCCACCCATGACAGATTGTCTAAATTTAGCTGCTCTTTCAACTAAAGTTTGACTCTCGCATGTGCCTTCTGAAGTTATTTCCCAGCCATACCATGAACCTAAATTATTTTTCTCAAGAACAGTTTTTAATCTGTATAATTGAGTAAATGGTGCAGGTCTAAAAAAACCTTTTCCATCTTTTTTAGGTATTTGCATTAAATTCATCATTGAATTCCACTTTTTAGATTTTTTTCTTTGAGTAGACTTCATAGTTATTAATGCTTCTGATGCCATTGTATCTTCACAAACAACCACATAATGAGATGCAGTTTCTTCTATGTAATGACCATTTTGTAAACGATCTTTACCATCATCTCCTCTTGTAGTTTTGCTCATGATATCGCTATCAGCTGAATAAACATTTCTTGGAGCAGTGCTGCCTTCTTGGCCTCTATCTGCCCATTCAATGTATTCAAATTTATAGAATGCAGGTATCACTGAGATACCCTTAACTCCATCATACAGTTTATCTGTTACTGTATTTATGATCATTCCTGGTCTTGCTTCTGCCATAAACTTTGGATCACCTTGTGTTACTTGAGGTGAAAGTTGTGACAATATTTTTAGGAACGGTAATTGTAGACTTTTACTATCAATGTTATCGAAACCTTGATCCGCAAATTTTTCAATGTCCACTGTTGCCAAAGCGTTGTTCGGTTTTACCGTGATTTTGTTCTTTATCGACATTTTACTCCTTCGTTGTTAGTTTTGCTTTATTAGCGATATAGACACCAAATAAATCAAACGGGAGCTCCTTACCTTTTTCGACTTGTTCTCTTACAAAAGCTTTTAAAGTCATTGGTTCAACCTTTTCTTTCTTCGTATATCTGAAATTATTTTCTTCACACAGAGAAATAAGTTTTGAAACCATATTATCTTGACCTTTATTAAATGATGCTGTGACTTGATTCTTTATTAAATCATCAAAGCCACCATCTCTTAACCAAGAAAAAGCTTCTTGAGTTCTAGACTCAGGTATTCTTGCAGCATAAAAAGGTTTTACTTCGACCTTGCTACCATCTGATAAAACAAGTGCATTGACTCCTGCTTCTTGCATAAGCTCTGGCACTTTTCTTTCAACATAGTCTCTTAATCTTTTTTTCTTTTTTGCTAGTTGCTCTTCATCTAGTTCGATTTGCTTTTCCAAATTTTTCATTTCATTACAAGCATCTGTAATAGATTTCACAGACGATTGCTGAACTTCTAAATTAGAAAACTTTTCGATATCCATATCTTGATTCAGACAATACTTTTTATTATTGAAAAGGCAAGTATAAAATTATATAAGATATCAGATGTGGAAATACCCGTATAAAACAAAACCCTATGAACATCAAAGGGAAGCACTTAACTTATCTGCGAATCAAATCAATTATGCTTACTTTATGGAGATGGGTACAGGTAAAACAAAAACAACTATTGATAATATTGCATTTTTAAACCTAAAAAAGCAATTAAAAGCTGCATTAATTATTGCACCTAAATCTGTATATTCTGTTTGGAAAAAGGAACTTAACGTACATCTACCTGATATGATTAAATATTCGTGTCATTTGTGGAAACAAGCAAATAAAAAAGAGCTAAAAGCCTTTGATAAATTTGAAGGATTAAAGTTTTTCATGATTAACGTTGAGGCTTTATCTACTAAAAATGGATTAAAAGCATGTGAAGCATTTTTACGTGAACACCCATCTAATATTACAATAATTGATGAATCGACAACAATAAAAAACCCAAAAGCAAAACGAACAAAGAACATTTTACGATTAAGATACCTAGCGAAAGTGCGCCGTATATTAACAGGATCGCCAGTAACAAAATCTCCATTAGATCTTTATACACAATGTGCCTTCCTTGATCCACAATTATTAGGGTATAAAAGTTATTATGCTTTTCGTAATAGATTTTGCATATTTGATGAGGTTTATGTTGCACAAGGAGAGACGATAAATGTGCCAGTTGGCTATCAGCATTTAACTGAATTAGAGCAAAAACTTAAAGATTTTTCTTTTCGGGTCACAAAAGATGAGTGCTTAGATATACCTGATAAAATCTATCAAATAAGGTATGTTAAACTAGAGGGTGAACAAAAACGTGCTTATGAAAGTCTTAGAATTAGAGCTATGGCTTTGTTAGAGGAAAGCACAATATCAGTACATAATAAATTAACAGAGTTGTTGAGATTACATCAGTTAGCAAATGGTCATTGTAAAAATGATTCAGGTGAAATGCTTCAATTTGAAAACCCAAAGTTAAAAGCCATGTTAGAAATATTAGAGGAGACAGATCAAAAAGTTATTATATGGGCAACTTATATTCATAACATTAATGAGATAAATAAAGCACTTACTGAAAAATATGGAAATGATGCTGTCGTATCTATGTATGGGGCAACCTCTGTAGATGATAGAAATTTAGCTGTTGAGAGATTTCAAAATGATTCTAAATGTAGATTCTTTGTAGCTAACCCAGTTACTGGTGGATATGGATTAACATTAACAGCAGCAAAGTATGTTATTTATTACTCCAACAACTACAACTTAGAGGTAAGAAGACAATCAGAAGATCGAGCACATAGAATCGGTCAAACTAAAAATGTTGTATATATTGATATTATGGCAGAAAATACAATTGATGATAAAATTGTTGTTGCCTTAAAAAATAAAATTGAACTTTCTGCTAAAACTTTAGGAGATAATCCACAAAAATGGTTGATTTAGCCCTTTTTGGTGATCTTGTTAAATTGTTCTAATCTATGCAAGAATTTGTCTGAGTATTCACTCAAATCAGCCTCGGAGAGCTTAAATTCCTGATATTGTAGTCCTCGGGTAGCAATCGATATTACACCCTGCTCTACGGGCCCGTAATGCGTTTTATGGGCTAAATAATAGGCACCCAACTGATGTTTGTAGTCTTCCACCCATTCCTCTAATTTAGGCCTATTAGCTTGTTTAAAATCAACAATAGTAGGCTTTTGTCCTACTAATGCAACTAAATCTGTAGTTCCTGCATATTCTTTGTTATATGCTAATGATACTTCGTTGCCCCAAACCTCTGTGATTGCAAGGTTTTCTTTAATTATTTCTGCCATTTTTCTGGGTAATTGTCCAAAGTCTGTGGCATTGAAATACTTTTCATTGTTATAATAATATTCAAGCACCTTGTGCATTTCCGTTCCTACACTTGATGCATTCTTCATGATTCGATCAGCCTCTTCGTTTCCTATTCTTCTTCGCCAGTCATCTAAGCCTTTACTATTTTTTGTAGCACTCAATATTGTTGTAACGCTTGGAACAGGTGCTTCATCTACAAGATATTTTCTTCCCGTTTCTGATTGAAATCTATTATGTTTTTTATATTGATATTTTTTATTGATTCGAACCACTACTATTAAGTAGCTAATAAATTAACTAAAGTCAAAATAATTGCACCCATACCAGCAACTAATGCAACAAAGAACCAATTTACTTTTTGCCTTACATCATCAAGGCCTTTATGCATGTGATCTTGTTGTTTTTTAAGACCAGAAATATGACCGTACAAAGCCATGATATGTTCGCCTGTAGTTTTTGGTTCTTTACCGTTAGCCACGACCTTGTCTCCTTTGAGCTATTGCAGCCGAGGTTGTATCAAAAGGAAATAGTGTTTGTATTTGTTGTGCTGTCTGTTGTCCGGTGACCGGTGTCTGTGGTGTTGTTGTTATTGGTTGTAATTCAAGATCACCTGTAACAGCTTGTCTGTCTGCATCTTCATCTCTTGCAACTTCATCTACTAATGTTGCCTCTTCATTTTGCACTGTGCCTTTTATAACTGATGCCATTTCATTATCAAGATCTACGTTACCTGAAGTGTTTGTAAATTGTTGTACAAACATAGATTCAACAGTTTCTTTTGGTAGAGTTTTGTCATCGTATCTAGGTTGTGGAACACTATAATCTAAACTTAATAATCTATTTGTAATATCCTCTTGATTAATTTCATCTGCTTTAACAGTTGGAATATCTTTATCCTCTTCATTTAAATAATTCAGTAATCTAGCAAATGCTTCACGTTTTTGTGTAAGACCTAGTCTTGTAATTCTAGGATTGATAGATCTACCTGTAAAATAATCTCTTCCTGGGAATAAAGCTCTTGGTGTACCTCTTCCTAATTTACCACCTCTTAATAATTTAATTTGTTCTTCAGGTAATAAAGCATCATTCATATATCTTAAAGCGACAGGATCAGAAAGAATTTGTCCTGCTCTTCTTGCTAATAAAATTAAAACAGCTGGTGCTAAGGGATTAGCCATAAAAGATCCACCCATGACCAAACCACCTATGATACCTCTACCACCTGATAGAGTTAATCTTCTTTGTAAAAATGTAGAAGTGTCTGATAAAGGAACATCAGAAATTGCTTTCATATAATTAGTAAATCCAAAAAATTCGTTGGCTCCATCTTTACCAAGCATTTGTGTCATCTTAGCTCTACCTAATTCTTCTGTAGCTTCACCTATCCCAAGTTTATTTAAAAATTTATTAATGTTAAATTGAGCAAAATCATTAGGACTAAATCTAATATCTTTAACATCATAGATACCATTCTCTTTCATAACTTTAGAAATGGAAAAATCACCAAGATCTTCTCTTCCTTGTCTTGTAAGTATCTCCATAGAGTCTTGCATGTATTGACCTGGTAACATTTCATCAGCTACGTTTTTAAAAATAGATTGTGCTTGTGGTGCTGTAGAAGAATCAAATGAATCTAAAAAAGTATTGAATAAGTATCTTGCTTTCGCAGCTTTTAATAATGCTTTACCACCCTCTGTTGCTTTAATACCAAGTTCAGCAGATCCCTCGGCACCAACTAATTTTGAAAATTGTTCTAAAGCTTTTGGTGAATTACTTTGAAATACATCTCTTTCTAATGTCTCAAATAATTGATCTCTAAAGACGGCTTCTTTTCCATAGAAACCTTGTAAAGATTGAGAGGTAAACGCAGATCTGTCAAACTTTTTAATTAATTGTGGAACTTTAGCTCTTTGATAAAAACCAAGAATAGACGAATATGTTTTGTTAGCATCTAATAATTTGTCTCTTAATTCCTCCGCAGCTTTGATAGAATTATTTATATATTGATCAGCTAAATCTTGTCCACTTAATTTTGCAATTCTATCATATTGTGCTTTGACACCTTCGTCTGCTAACAAAGCAGCTTTATTTATATTTGAACCAAAATCGGCAAAATCATTTTCTAATGCTTCTCTCATTACAAACATTTCTCTTTTTAATGTTTGATATCCTGTTCCCTCTATCGCTCTACCTAACATCGTCATAACACCTTTGTATTGTTTTGGTGAAATTAAATTATCTTCTATGGCAATCATAGCTTTCATAAATGAATTAATTGGGTCAGATGCGTTTGTTAAAATCTTGTCAATATCTTTTAATGGAATATCCATTCCTTCAGAGTACCTTGCAAAACCAGGATATTCATTTTTAAATCTTTCCATAAACTCTTTTGCGGCAGCTTGTGTTTTATTTAATTTTATTATAGATGGATTACCTACAGCATCTGATAATGCATCAAAAGCACCATACTTAGATGCAATTAAATCTACATTATCTTGAAAAACTTTATTTACTTGTTTGTAAACTGATGATGATAATACACTTGTCTTCATCAAAGGCGCATAATTTGTTACATCATTTAAAAATACTTTACCTGCTGCTTGTTCAGCACCTTGTAAAGCATCTCTACCAATTGCAGAAACAAATGGAAACACACCAACAGTTTTAAAATATGTTTTACCAATGTTACCCAATGGACCTACATCTTGTTTCATTGCTGAAAGCAAAGGTATTGGTAAACCTTTATCTCTTGCAAATTGTGCTAATTCTTTTTGTTCTTTACCTGTTGTTCCAAATAATTTTCTTCCTAGTTTACCTATTGGACCAAATATAAAAGGTGTTAAAGCTGCGGCTCCTGCATTCCAATACAATGCATTCTTCATTGCAACACCAGCATTAGTTAAAGTATTTCTATCTACTTCTCCAGGTGGTATTTCTGATAAGTCGTCACCTAATGCAGATGCTATTTGTGTGCCTGCTGTTTCATTCAATAAATCGTAAGTCACAGCACCAGCTCCCGCTCCTGCAGTCCCACCTAATACAGAATAAACTTCTGCTCTACCTAAAGGACTTTGTAAAACTTTACCTGGTACATCACCCACTCTTGCCAATAATTTTAATGCACCACCAAATAATTTAAATCTACCTGGCAATCTATCTGCAACTTTAGTAGCTGATTGTAAAAGTTTACCTGGTCCTTTTTGCCAAAGGTTGCCACTTTTTGCTGCACCAAAAACTTTTTTTCGCATTGCAACATAAGGATAAATACTACCAGCTACATCTCCAACTAATTCATAAGTAGGCTGACCAACACCTGTGCCTGCTTTTAATGGATCTTTTGTAAATGTTCTTTCATCAGCTATATCGGATGCAACTTTATCTCTCTCAGCTTGTATCATGCCTGTCGTAGGTCCTTTTAGATCTCCACGCTCAATGAGTGTGTCTATAATATCTCTTTGTTTTCTCGTTAGCTCTGAGGGGACCAATGTTCTATCATCTAATTGTTTTTGTAATTGTTCTAAAGTAGCCATTAATAGTCCTTCAATAAATCTTTTGTGCTTTTATCAGCATAGGGGTTTGCAATCGTAGGAGCTTGCCCAGTTATAGCAATACCATATCTTTTTCTATAGTTATCAATTGTTCTGTTATCACCACCAAAGGCATTAATATAATCAAACTCTGCTGCTTGTATGTCCTTAATCAAAGTATTATTAACTGCTTCTAAAGCCTCTATAACAGATTTTTCACCTCTTAATAGTGGGAATACATTTACAAGTTTAGCTGCCATTTGAATATCTTTTTGTGTTAATCTATCTTTAGACTTTAATGAGTTTGCTAATGCGTAAGTTAAAATTGTTTCATTAATGGCTAATTGTTCAAGATCAGCACCTGTGCCTTTAAAAGCACCTAATTGTTTTAAGGTTTTTTTGAGATAAGAATCACCTTTACCAAATGTATCTTCAAAAACTTTTCTTGCTACATCTTCATCTACATCATTATCTTCCATGTATTGTTGTATGTATTGATCTTTTAATTCTGCAATTTTCTTTTTACCTTCGTCTCTTCCTAAGAAACCAATACCAAAATCATTTAAAGCATCACCTAAACGTTTACTTACTAAATTTATTCTTCCAACTGGACCTCCAGTAACATCATCGCTTTTTAGAATATTTATTGAAGCTAAACCTATTTGGTACGCTTTGTATTTACCTGAAAGATCTCTTATAGTTTTATCTCTTTCTCCTTGGCCTTTAGAGTGTTCAATGAATTTGTTAACAGAACCCGCAGGCACTGGTGCAAAAATTTCTCTACCAAATTGATCAAACTGACCTGTAGCTACACCAAATGTACCATTTTCATATTGAACACCTACGATATTTCTTGCTTGGTTGTTGGCATCTTGTACTTGAATGACACCAAATTGTTTTATTTTAGGTAATGCAGATGCCTCATTTCTTGATTTGTTTTCTTCACTAACAAGTTCTAAAGCATCACCCATCAAATTATTTTCTAATTCGTTTTCTTTAAGTTTCATTGTTGCATAGTTTGTTGTTGCAGGCCCGATGGCATTACCAAATACTTCTAAAGCTCCACCTACACCTTGTTTTCTTGTAGTGCCAGTTAATAAACCTTGAGCTAAATTTGCCATGAATACTAATTTTGCATTCGATGTTTGGCCTTGCATCAATTCTTCTTTAATTAATCTTGCCTTGGCTATTGTTTTTTTAAAGTCATCATCTAAAGCGTTTGTATCTTGTTGTAATTTTACGTCTGCTTTACCTGCTGTGGTTTTCTTTTCTACTACTGGAGTATCTGGTTTACTTTCTATCTCACCTAATTTTAAAGGTGTTGGACCTTGTGTTAAATTAGCTAAATTACCAATTGTACCTGCTGGAGCAGATGCATCACCAGATGCAACTTTCGTAATATCAATAACATTAGTTTTGTTTTGACCTGTTCCTAATTCTTGTTTGCCTTGAGCCACTAAAGCGTCAGGTTTTACGTCTCCTGTTAAAGCTACTTCTGATCCTTCACCTTGTGCTGCCTCAGCTAATTTTTTTCTTTCCTCCATTATTCTTTTACGAGCACCTCTACCTCTAGGTTTAGATGGATCTATTGGATCAAATAATCCTAATGGAGTTCCTATATCTTGTGGAAAAATAGCTTGTCTTGTTGTCCCAATAGGTTGATTTCTTACATAATCTAAAGCACCTAATCCAGCTCTCCCTACTTGTGCTGCCATACCAGCAGCTCTAAAGAATGGGTTTAAAGATAATAAACCACCAATACCATAATCAATCAATGGTGCAAAAGCACTTTCATCACTTATTCCTAATTTTCTTCTACCCATTCCTACAATTGGAGCCAAACCCCCTGTTGCAATTAATCCAGCTGTCCCAACACCAGGAGTAAATCTATTTGGTCTTGTTGTAAAAAATTGTCCAGGTCTTTGAGCAAATGCTTTTATATCTCCAACAGCTCTTCTAAAAATATTAGGACGTAAAGCAGGCACTTGTGTTCTAGGATTTATTGGGTTTGTACTACCCATGACTGGTGGACCAACCATTATGCCTGTCTGTGCATGTATTGGTTTCAACGCACCTTTTTTCAAAGCTTGTTGTCTAAACAAAGGTCTGTTTAATACATCATTTAATGCCATGTTACCTTCCTGGGTTATTGCCAAAACCTTGGAAAGCTGTAAACGCTCCTAAACCTGCTCCTATTGATTGAGCTAGTGGACTCGTCTGTGGCTGTGTCGCTGCTGCAATTGTTGATTGCGATTTTGGTCCTGCTGCATAAATATTTGACAAAAATTCTGCTCTTTGGAATGGTTCAAACGATTGCTGTAATTGTGATTGTCTTGCGGCATCTAAAGTTTGTTGAGCTAATTGTCTTTGTAAACCACCTGCTTGTAGCAATTGTGAAATATCACCTTGTTGTTGTCTTTGTAAGGCTACACCTAAATTACCTAAAGTTTGTTGTTGCTGTTGAGCTGCTCTTAATGCAGTATCAAAACCTTGAGCCTGTGCTAAACCTACTTGGCCTAATCTTGCTCTTTCTAATTCTGCTTGTGCTACACCTTCTCTACCACCACCAAAACCTCCCATTCGAACTGCTTGTGCTGATAATCTATTCTGCGCTTGCGCTGCTTGTCTATTTATTTCATCAATGACTTGAGCTTGAAAAGGATTTTGAAACTGTGCGATGTTTGGTGTTTGAGCTGCGAGTAACTGTTGTAATCCAGTTCCTGTCTGACCAGCTTGTGTGAATCCTGTTTGTTCTAATTGTGAAAATGGAGCAACACCTATTGAAGGAATTGATACTGGTTGTCCGGCTGCAGCTCTTGCCAGATCCATTAATTCAATTTTTCTCTCCTCTATTCCAGGTGCTTCTCTAATTACTGATGTATTAAATGTATTTCCGCCTGATGGTGACGGTGCAGGTGCTGATCTTGATCCACCTCCAAAAATACTACTTACTATTGATCCCATTATAAATCTTTCTCCATTTGTATATGTCTAATTTTCCATCCCCATTTTTTTGATACTCTAGCCCAACCTGGACGACACCAAAAAGATAGTTTTTTACAATTATTTAGTTTAGCAAATCTAGAAACCGTTGACACTAGTTTGTCTTCCCATAAATATCTTTTTTTGCCCGTTGTAATTATTGCTTCTAACTGACTAAAATTAGGTAAAGCAGCTATTCTTGTTACCATCAGTGCAAAAACTTGATTAAGTTCCTCTTCATCGCTACCAAAAGCCAAAAATAATTGAGCTTCATCTTTTTTAAGTAAGTCTTTGATATGATGTGCTGATGCAAAACCGCCAGAATAATGTAGAGCCTCAGTTATCATAAAATCACATAATGGCCAAAACTTATCTACGTATTGTGGTTCAACAGATAAAATATCTATTTTAGGTTTAATTAGCTTTTGCTTTTGCATCTCTACTTCCTTGTAATAAATCAAAAACTCTTTTGTATCGTTTTTGTTGTTCATAGAAGTATGAGGCACCTTTTTCACGCATGTCTTTGAAACTCTCTGGATTCGCACCTGCTATGATTCCTGCTCCTAATACTCCATCTGCTCTTGTTACAAACTCACCGTCTGCTAATTGAGCTAACATTGTATCCTTGTCTTTATCTCCTGTGCCGGATCCGTCTTCAACGTATCCTTGTGCTCTAACATAATTGTTAGAATCGTTTTCGTCATGAGTAACTTTGCTAGGTAAAAAATTTACACCCCCTTGGTTAAATCTAGGTATAGTAGCTAAGCCACCTGTATGGAAAGTGCTTTTTGATAATTCGTATGGTCCTGAAACAAATTGAGGATTTCTATCTTTTTCTGGTATATACGGTTGATCAAAAACTTTTTCTTCACCAGTGACAGCATCTATATATTTAAAGCCGCCTCTTTGTTTTTGTAATTCTGCTACAGCTAAGTTGTAAGTTGGTGTGTAAACATCTTGTGGTTTTGGTTCAAAGGCACCACTCAAATATGTGCCAGCTGCGATTGCTGCTGCAACTTTACCAGGACTAAATTCCATTTCGCCTGTGAAATCTCCTTGCTTAGTTAATCTTTGTCTAAATAATAATTTTTGTAATGCATTCATGTCGGCCGGTGTCCCTCCTGGTCCACCCGTTCCTCCTGCTGCCGCTGCAGCTTTTTGTGCTGCTTGTATACCTGATAATTGTTGAGAGTAGGTTTGTCTTGCAACTTCATCACCCATGCCAAAGCCATCTGAGGTTTGAGCAATATTCAAAGCAGGAATTGATTGTCCTAAACTTTGTATTGGTCCTAATGATGTAAATGGAGTAAAGCTTTGTTGTGCTGTAGTAAAACCAGGTATGTTCATTGCTGATCCTCCAGATAAAACACCTTTACCACCATAATATCCAGCCGCTGCTCCTGTAGCTCCAGCTAATAATGCTTGAAGACCAGAACCACCAGCATCTTTAGATGCTCTGTATCCTTTATATCCTCCGTATGCTGCTAGTGCGTAAGGTAAAAACTGTAACATATGTCAAAAAATCCTCATTTTTAGCTAATCTAGAAATCTTAACACTTTAGAATTCTTTTATCAACTCATCGGCAAAGCATGCTGTATACTGGTGCTCACCAACATGTGAAATGTAATCATTAACCAAACAATAGCATTTACCACCTATATCTCTCCACCTTTTACAAAAGGCAAAATCCTCACCTAAGTAAGTTTTAGTTTCTGGGTCATGTAGAGTGTCAAAAAAATTATAAAAATGCTTTACTCTTTCGTTCTTGCCATTTATTACATTGTCTTGCACGATTTCAAAATTCGGATACTTCTCAATCATTTTATCAAATACAGACCTTTTGATCATCATGAAACCTGTGGGTGAGTGGGTCACCTCAATAGCTCCATTTTTAACCTCTATACTCTCTGGATTAGCCACCTTAAAAGGATATCTATATAAAGATTTATATTTTAAATCTTCAACAGTTTTAATTTTATTATTTTTAATCATATATAATGCTTTGTCCCAACACATGTCTTTCAATGCATAGGGCACAGATATAACATCTTTTTTTGCATCGAGTAATCTAAAAGCACTTTGAGGTTTAAATCCAATATCTGAGTCAATAAACAATAGATGACTCATGCCACTTCGTAAAAAAGCAGACACACATAGGTTTCTGCCTTGTGTCACTAATGATGATTTATAGAGTTGAAATACTATTTTTGTTTTTTTCTTGATAGCCAACTTTTGTAACTCAAGTAATGACTGTGTATAGTGTATACTAACCTCTGAATGTACAGGTGTGGCTACAAATATACTGTGTTCATTTAACTTCTCTTTCTCACTATCTTTATTAAACCAAAGAGCTTTAGAATTTGGATCGCTTTTCATGTAGTAGTCCTTGTAAAAAATTAGTCCATTCTCCTTTTCTTCTTTCCCAAGAATAAAACTTATTAAAGAATTGTTGTTGACTCTTTAAAAATTCAGGAACAGATCCTTTATATAAATAAGAGTTAACCTCATCAATAGAAAACGCAAATAATTGTGCAAGCTGTTTGTAATTTTCAGTATAATTTATATACACTGGCCACTCAGAACACGTTTCAAATAATGCACCATAATTGGTAGTTATCATATGTAGACCTGCAGCTAAAGACTCTATAGCAGATATACATGAAGTTTCTTCCCATATACTAGGAAAGCAATACACATCATAATCAGGTAATTTTTTTCTAATCTTATCGTTACTTACGTAACCAATATAGTTTACATTAGGTAATGACTTTGCTTGATCATATAATTCTTTATATTGATCATCATTATCTTTTTTAAATTGATCACCATATATTTGAGTGCTTGAGTAGACATCTAGCTCTATATCTTTACTTTTAATAAGTTGCATTGCACCTAATAAAATATTTAAACCCCTCCATGGTGTAGAGTGGTAAATCATTCTTAATTTGTTTTTTCTCTCAAATTTTTTATTTGGAAATGGTTCAACGGCATTTTTTATAACTGTGCATCTATCGGTAGGAACTTTAAATCTCATTCTAAATTTTTCGTAACACCAGTGAGAATTAAAAATATAATAATCATACTTTTTATGATTATCTTTATTAGAAAACCAATCTATTAGATTAGGTTGATCATAAGAATTTTGTTGCCAAAGTATATTTATTTTGTCTTTACTAAGAGGTATCTTTTCTGGAACTGAAGTAGTAATTTGAAAATTGTCTAGTAGATTGTTGTCTACATATTTATACAGAAGCTCATATTGAATCTCAGTTCCTCCTAGAGGATTCATTTAGTATCGCTTTTACCACCCACAGAAGCTGGCGTGATTATCAAATCTTGTTGAAAATCTGCAGCTGTAGTGTCTGTACCTGGATCAGCTACATCAGCATCAAATTCTGCTTTATCTTTATATTCTTTACCAGTTCTCTTATTTTTTACTTTTTCTATAACGTGAGCTTTTACTCTTTTTATTTCCATATTAACGTCCTTGTCCTTTATAGGGTTGTTTCTTCATACTCTTTTTTTTATGTTTATTCAATCTCTTTGTATGCCTTCCTGGTCTTTTTTTTGGAGTTCTTTTTATGTAATGATTAACACCAAATTTTGGTTTCTTCTTAGCCATTTTCTTGCGATCTATCTATTTGAGCATAACTAATTATACCTTGTAACTCATCAGCAGTTCCTGCTGTCATTTTTAAGGAGTCTCCTTCTTCTAATACTAAAGTTTCATTTATAATATCTACTACTTCGTTTGCTGGTATTGCTTTGTTTCTTATTCTAAACGTTGATGATGCAGAACTATCTGTAAACTGCACTGATAAATTGACCGGTGACCCTGAAGCATTATCTATTTGTATTTGTTTGATTAAACATCTTGCTGATGTTGGTGATGTTAATACAGTTGTTGTAGCTGTTGAGCTTAAATTAATACCTGCATTTTTATATTGTATTGTCATGATATAAACCAGTTAAAAGTTGATTGTTCATTTTTTAAGTCTTGTTGGTATGATGTATTTAATTGTTGCTTAACAGTATCCAAAGACTGTAATACTTGCCTCTGATTTTCAGGTTGGTAAGTTTCTTTAGGCTCTGGAATGTACGCTGTAATTTTTGCCATTATCTTCTACCATCAGGTTGTACATCAGCACGAAATGTTCCATATCTCCAAGATTGTCCAGATGAAGTATTTTCTATTTTTAAACTAGCCGCTCTGCCTCTTGCTCGAGTATCAACTTTTTCTGTTGAGCTAGAAATTGTAAATGGACCTAAAGGAGATGATGCTGCTGTGTCTACAGGAAAATCTTTTAAGTTAATTGTTATTTGTGCATTACCCGTTATTCTTTTAAAATCTGGAATGAACCTTCTAATTTTAGTAAAAAATTCACCATTACCATCTAGGGCAAGCTGAAAGTCCCCTGACTGTATATTTGCTAATATGGCAGTAGTGCCGGAGCTATTAACTTGATCAACTCCTTTTTCGTGTTCATAAAATGTTGTAGAACCATTAGCGTTTGTAGCACCTTTGATCGTTGGAAAAGTTGGAACACCAGTCAAAGTGTATTCTGTTGCATAGGGATGATCAAAAAGTTGTGCGTCATAATAAGTTGTTCTAGCTAGTGATCCCGTTGTCCACGTGTTTTCAGTATAATTTAAAGTAACGTTTCTATCTATTACGTTTGATCCTGATTTTGGATAATACCATGTCACTTCACCAAAAAGTGTATTATAACCAGCATAAACTTTTTTAGCTTGATCAAAATTTATACCAAGATCACCAGTGTTATTTGTTGTAAAAACAAAATCTTCAACAGAACAAGGTAGACTTTTTACTGTACCATCGTATACAAAGAATCCACCAGAATCAGCCATCCAATATACAACACCATCCGCATAGACCAATGCGTGCTTACCGATCAAACCACAATTAGATCCAACTTTTCTTATTGAGAATGTGAAAGGTGGTCCAACAAATTGAGATATATACGCGGCTGTATCTGTCAAAATAAAAATATAATCTTTACCTTTTACAGCTCCTCTTATCTCTGTGCCATCATCAAGCTGAAAAGTTCCAGCTGTATTAGTAGAGGTTGGAGCATAGTCTGCTATGTCCTCTTGATCAGAGAATCTTATAAACATTTTATCTTGTGTGCTTGCCGTACCAACTGTTGTTTCAGTTCCTAAATGAAATAGATGTCTATCTTGATCGGAAACAATTGTCATGACAGACTTAGTTGGATTGCCAGTTGCAACGGTAGCTCTAGTTTGTGGAGCGTTTAAATTTACGTTTATTGGTTCCCAAGTAAAAGTTTTACCATCTAATATTGTTGCGACCAAAGTTTGTCCAAAATTATCTAATGACCAATCAGCAGATGGTAATACAACTGTGCTGGCAGAAGAGGCCTGTCCCCATCCAACGAATCCAGTTGTGTCCTCAACAATAGCTCCGTTAGAGTGTGCTGATCTTGTTGATCCATTAGCTCCTCTTGTAATTCCTGTAAGATCATTTGATGACTTACCGGTGTACGTTATTAATTCACCGCCTACTAAAATTTCACCAGTGGTTGGAAATAAAGATGCATCAGCTAAAGTTATGTTTGTGGCCGAACCATTATTACCTTGAGCATCATCAGCCAAAGAACCATTGAGCGTTGATGATATAGCACCAGCTAAAGTACCACTCCACAAACCAGTTCCCCAACCAAAACCAAATGTTTGGTTTAAAGATCCAGGTCTTACATATGGATTAACAGAAGCAGAACCTGACGCTGACGCAGTTCCACTTGAAACTATATCCATAGTAATTGTGAAAGAGTTCGTGTCAGGAACAGTGATTACTTGGAACGTACCACTAAAATTTGCTGCAACGAAACCTGTGGGTGCAGAGCTTATAGTGAATGTAAATAAATCTCCTATTTCTAATCCATGCCCAGCTAAATTTACTGTTACTGTAGCCGAACCACTTACTGTATTAAAAGTCGCTCCTGTTAAGGCTGTATCTAAAGGTGTGATATCGTAGAAAGCTTCAGAGTAATAAAGGATAAGAGCTTTATGTGTTCCTAACACAACATATCTTCTACCATCAAGATCTGTCCATTGATGCTGTGCTCTTGCAGCACCTACTATGGTGCTAGCAGTAAGTTGCTCCCAACCGCCAATTTTTTCAGGTAGACCATATCTAAATCTTACATTGTCTCCATCAATATACTGCCCCTCTGCAGCTGTAGGAGTAATCTGTTTGTTGAAGCCTGGTCTTATGTTAACAAAATTTAAAGGCATGCAAAATTATACCACAAGCACTTTTAGTAAGAAAGTAGTCCATTTTAGATTGAAAATCAGTCTATTTGGTTATTAAATATAATTAACATTAATATTAAATCTTGCATGTTGATCTGTGCAGTTAGTGCTTGCGTGAAGTTTAGACGGGTTAAAAAATAAAGCTCTGTTGGCCACCGATTTGACTTCTTTTCCATTTTCTAAAATAGTTGCACCATTACAAGTATTGAGAGAAAGAATTAATCCTTTTGTAGGAGACTTATAATCTAGATGTTTTGGATGAGTAATTTTTTTATCAGATCTAGGATAACAATTAGCTTTAGCTCTTATTAAAAAGTCATAAGTAATTTTTTTTAATAGAATCTCATGCAGCATTGGATACCACTCGCTTGAACTTCCTCTTCCATTTTTGTAGAAGAAGTGGATAAAATAAAACATCTTTTTATCACTTTCTTTCTGGTTATCATTTACAGTGCGTATGTAATAATAGGGAAAATAATTACTTAAACATACGTCTCTTAACTTTTCAAACTGCTCTTTTGGAAGAAAATTATCAATAACTTTCATTTGTCTCCTAATTATTTTTTAAATTATAATACATACTCGTACCACCCAGTTATTGTATATTTTTTTTCTTTAATAGCTGGTTCACCAATGTGTAAATGAGTCCATCCGGCTGGCCAAATATAAAAATTTCCGGCTTTGGGTTCTGCTCTTACATTATGTTGTGGAAAAAGTGTGCCACCACCTTCTTCAATATCATTTAAAAAAATCATCCAAGATAAAAATCTTTTGTTGTAAATTTTTCCTTCGTTCTCACAGTGTAAATGATGATAGTATTTGCCCGGTTCCCACATTGCAAACTGTGCTAAACCTGTAAGCTTCCACTTAGCTAAATTATTGATTTCTGGGTATTTTTTTATGTATTCTGTCATTGCTTTTTTAACTTCTCTACCTACACCCCAACAATGATTTTCTACATTGTCATCTTGTTGTGAGTATATTTGAATACAAACTTCTAAATTAGGTAGATCCATGACACCAGCTTTTCCTGGTTTTCCCGTGCCCTCTTTATCAAACCATCTAATAGCTTCTCGGCATTTGTCGTAATCTAATATTTTTTCTTTTTTAAATATAAACATTAATTATTTTTTGTTTTTTTTAAAGTATTCGATAGTCTCAGCTATCGTTTGTTGCCTTTCGTATTCCTCTTTTATTTCTTCTGATGTTGGTTGTGGATATACCGAATCCCATCTATCTATGACATATGTTTCATTAACAGCAGTAAGATCATAACTAGCCTGTGGTACTAATGCTTTCATAACAGTATTTATACCCCAAGCAAAACCATTTTCATTTGAAAACATTTTTATTGTTTCTTTTACTGATAGTTTTCTTGCCATTATTTAAATTGCTTTCCTGTTACCCAACTTACTAATGAATTTCTTTCGCCTTTTGTTACAGGCGTAACTTCGTGTAAAATATAAGATGGAAACATTATTAATGTTCCTTGTTTTTTATCCATTAACGTACCTTGATCACTCTCATAAAGATATAGTTCTCCACCTTCATATTTTTTGGGGTCGGTTAATTGAATTGATATAGATAATTTTCTAACAACAAAATCTGTTCCTCTATCAACGTGTTTTCCATATTTGTTAGATGGTGCTTTATAATTAGTAAATTGAAAACCCTCATTTAAACCAAATATATCAAAATTAAAAAATCTTTCATTTAAATTCAATACTATGTCAGTAACTCTACGAAATACCCAAGCCATATTATCAGAAGGATATAACCAAGATATTTTACTTTTTCTAATACTATTTTGATTTTTACTCCTTGTTCTTCCCTTAATTAGTCCTTTTGTATTAGCAATTTTAATTATCTCCTCACATTCTTCTTTTGTAAAAGCATCATGACAGTAAGAGTAAAGAGAAACTTTATCTAATCTAAAGTTCCAAGAGGAATTCTGAAATCTAATTTTTTCTTTCATTAAGTATTATTTCTAATACTATATCTAATCTAAAGTTCCAAGAGGAATTTTAAAATTTAATTTTTTCTTTCATTAAGTATTATTTTAAATACTATTCTATTGCATCCCAACTTTGATTTTCTTCATTCCATCTATAAGGTTGACCATCTGTAGGCATAGGTATTGGAGTTTCCCATTGACAAGTGTCTTCGTTTAATACCCAAGAAGCAAAAGGTTTTATTGGTATAAAAGCATCTCTGCTTTCATCATAAGTAAACCCTGTTCCAGCAAAATTTTTTCTAAAAGGTGTTCCCCCTAATCTATGAGTATTAGCAACAGTGTTATAAGATGTTTGTTTCCAAATTGTATCTTCACCATAAAGACCTTTTAAAAAAGTTATACCAGCTTCTTCAGTGGGTGCTTCATTGTTATGAACAACTACCACTCTTACTACAGTATTATTACTTGAATTTTTTAATTGAGCAAAACTAGCCATTATACTGTGTAACTTCCTGATCCTGTAAATTGCATTATTGTATTTGCACCTGATGTTGTAACTGTTGGCGAACCTGTTGTAGTTGATGAATATTTAGCAGTAGGCACGCTTATTACAACTATACCTTTTCCGCCATTGCCACCTAATGATTCACCGCCTACGCCATGAGTTCCCCAAGCTGTGCCGCCTCCACCACCACCAGTGTTTGCAGTTCCAGGAGTTCCAGGGTTAACGCCAGGAGCGCTTACTCCAGATGCGCCGCCACCTGATCCGCCTGATCCATTTGGACCATTCCAAGAACCGGCTCCGCCTCCTCCAGCATAAGTTACTGAAGAACCTGTAATTGAATTTGCTGTACCAGCTCCACCATTACCTGCAGTAGTTCCTGATGCATCGGTTCCAACGGCACCAGCGCCGCCGCCTCCGCCACCAGCTCCAGGATTTCCACTTTGTCCTGCGCCACCAGAACCAGTTCCGCCGTCATTTCCTTGACTTGGAGATACGCTTGGAGTGTTACCTGAACCAGGAGTTAATCCACCTGCTGGGTTTCCATTTCCTGTACCACCGCCCGAGCCACCAGATTTGGCTGGTCCATATAAATTACCTGCAGCGCCACCGCCTGTGGAAGTTATTGTTATTAATCCTGCAGCTGCTCCTGAAATTTCTGAGCTGCCGCCGTTATCGGGACCGGCCGACGGACCAGCAGCAGCACCATCACCAACTGTGACTGTGATTGTGCCTCCAACTTTTACTGTTTGAGTGGATGTTCTATATCCACCAGCTCCAGCACCGCCGCCACTAGTAAAGCCATAACTAGAATTACCTCCGCAACCACCACCAGCTACCACTAAAAATTCAGCATCGTATGTTGGAGCTCCACCACCGGAACCGAAACCTAAAGATTTATATCCGAATTGAATGGCCATTAGTCCTCCTATTATGCGTCGTTAGCTGCGTCGGTAGTGATAAATAGTTTAATACCTAGTAATCTACAATCTCCTGTATATGTGTCACTGCCGTCTGATGCGTTTCTGAAAACTTGAAAAAAAGTTAAATCGTCATCAGCTGGAGTTCCTGCAATTGTAATTGCTCCACTTGCTGACGAAACTAATACATCTTCAACAGCTCCGCCACCAGCGTCTGTAACTTCAACTGCTGTTCCAAAAGCTATGTCTGCTGTATCATCGTTTGCAACTCCAACGCCTTGCAATCCTAAAATTACGTTTCCTGTATTTGTATTACTTGGAGACCACCAAAATTGAAAAGTCACTGTTCCTAAATTCCATGATTTAGGTAATGCTACAGCAAATTGTGCAAATTCATTTGTACCTGGATCAAAATCTAAAACTTTTAAATCTGGTCTAGTCGCTGTTGTTTCTACTTGTTGTGGGTCAGCACCGTTTGTTGTAGCGCCATACATAGCCGAAGCAGGCACCCATATAGTTTCTGTTCCTGCAATTTTTACTGCCTTTGTTCCTGATTTAAGAACACCTGTTCCTAATGGATTAATATTAATATCTACATTAGAGTCTGAAGATGATGTTGCAGAAACTGTTGGACCATTTCCAGTTGCTGCATTTGCAAGAGTAAGTTCATTAATTGCTGATCCAGTAGCAGTTAATTTTAATAATTCGTTTCCACCAGTATCTAAAATTGAAGTTCCAATTGCAGGTGATGTTAAAGTTTTGTTTGTTAAAGTTTGAATTCCAGAAGTGTCAACCACTCCAACATCAAGAATATCAGGGTTGGTTACATCATTAGCTGTCGCGTAAAGTAATCTTGTACCTTTGTCTGTAGCTGCAAATGTAATAGTATCTCCTGAACCCGATGCATACTTAAATTGAACTGTAAAAGAACCTGACGTTGAATTTCTTATGATGTACATTCTTTCAATGTCTAAAGGTATGGTAACAATTTGATTACCAGTTATTGTTCCTGTAAACTCAATCATGTTTTGTTGAGCAGTTCCGGTTGTGTTTCCGTCCACCACAGTTAAAGCTGTTGTTTGCGCTCCACCTGCGATTGATGTTTGATTAAATCCTCCAACTAATTGTTGTAATAATGTTAAATTTGTATTTGTTTTATCACCCCATGTTCCTGCATTTTCGCCAGTAACCTGAAGTTCAACTCCGAGTGATGTGTATGTCGACATAATTATAAAATCCTTATATTGTTATATTACTAAAGTTAAGCTGCCAAATCAACCTCAGTCCAAGTATTGTTGACTCCTAAATCTACTTCATTCCATGGTGTAATATTAATTGACTGAAGTGTTGCAGTCAACTGTATGCCCGTTAAATCTACTGTAGCATTACCATTAATTTCTTGTACTCCAGAAATAGACGTTTGTAATTGTGATCCAGTGCCCTCTGCTACAGAAACAGCGTCAGCAGTGCCTAAAACAAAAGCTGCTCCTATGTTAGTTACACTTACTATAGCTCCTCCTGCTAAATCTTCTTCACCAACATTTGATTGCAATTGAATTCCACTAGGCTCAGCTAATGTTAAAGCTCCGACCTCTACTGGACCAACTGATGATTGAATGCCTATTCCTTGAGGTGCTGGATTTACGTCTTGTGCACCTACAGCATCGCCTTGAGATGATTGTAATAGTAATCCAAAAGGAGTTGCTATAAAATCAGCTACTGATTCATGTGCCTCACTTACTGTAGTTTGTAACTGCATACCAGATTGTTCAACAACAAAATCTGTGAAAGCAGATTCTTCACCAATATTAGACTGTAAGCTTAATGTACCTAATTCAACAGAGTATCCTACATTCCATCCGCCATTACCCCATTCCAATCGACCCCAACCAACATTAATTTCATTTGTGACAGATACACTAGGAGTCGAAGTTTGTAATTGTATTCCACCTACCTCTAACGT